AACGACAGGGCCACCAGGGCTTCCATGCTCGACAGGTAGGTGATGGGGTTGAGGTCATCACTGACCATCTGGAAGGCGAAAGCGTCCGTGTCCAGCGTGCCGAGCAAGAAGCTGAAGTAATCCCCAATGGGTGAGCCCCAAATGGTCTGCGGGTACGCCGGGGAGCCTGCCGCCAGCAAGCGCTGGCTGTGGAAGGTGCCGGTGCTGGGGTAGCCGTCCTGGTCGTTCCAGGCTGGGAAGTTCAGCGTCCACGATCCGGCCACCGCCTTGGTGGCGCTGCTGAGTTCTCGCTCGATGCGGCCATTGGCGATCAGCGCAGAAGTCACGGCTGTGATCTTGACCAGACCTCCGTTGATGACGACGTACTGCCCCACGTCCAGCGAGCGCCATCCGTCAGCGTCCAGCGTGAGCGTGATGGCATCGCCCACAGGGGTGGCAGCGCTGGCCGTGCACCCGGTTTGCGGGCTCTGTGCCAGGGACCACGCGCCGGATGTCAAAACAGCATCCTCGAACGCGCTGGTCACATCCACCGTCACGACGGTGGGGCTCGTGATCGCGGTGATCTTGGCCGTGCCGGCGCCCGCGTAGATCTCGCGCCCCAGGTCAGCGGCCAACCAGGTGGAGGCCGCTGCTGTGGCCGTGCGGGCTGTTCCAACGGTCGTTGCCGACAGGGTCACTGCCACAGGCAAGCGCACACCGATCTCGTCAAAGGGGACCGGGTTGAAGGGGGCCATGTCCAAGACCCAGCGGTTGTCTGCGAAACGACGCAGGCGGCGCGGGTGCACCTCTGTGTGCCACAGGATCATGGTGTCGGCGCCCTGGTTGAAATCCATCGCCTGCACCTGAGCCTCGGTGTACGGCGTGGCGATTTCGTAGGGCACGCCAGGCGATGCGAGAACCTGACCCGCAGGCGTGTGCACGCGCATGTACCCCTCGCCGAACTCAAGCCAGTACGCCTGTGATCGTGAGAACACGAACGGGATCAGGCGGGCCTTCTTGTTGGCGACCTTGGTGGCACCACGGTAGAGCGTGCCCCAGCGCTTGTCGATGCCGCCGTGGATGATGGGCCACCCGTTCTCGATGAGCGCAGCGCCGTTCTGGTAGCGCTGCACATCGATGCGCACACCCATCTTGGGCGTGAGCTCACCGCTGGTGAAGTTGGTTGTGACGGCTGTGACCTTGGGCATTACCAGCCCCCGCCAGGAAAGCGAGACCGATACAGGGGATCGTCCTCGATGGCATCCGGCGTGTCTTCCATGCCGTCGATGGCCTTGGCGCGGCGCACTGCGCGGTTGGCAGTTTGCGCGAGCGCCTCGGCTTTGGTGCTTGACTCGGTGATGGGCAAGGCCATGAGCGCGGCCATCTGCAGTGTCATGGCCGAGACCATGCCGGCGTCCCAGGTGTCCTCGGGCACCTCGGCCACGTATTTGATGCGCAGCACCGTCGCATTGACCAGCACGCGGCGACCCTCGATCTTGAACTCCTGGCCGTCCACCACCTCGAGCATGCGCAGGAAGTCCGCAGGGAGCTGGAACTGGTTGGCAAAGCCGTGCTCTGGGGCATCTGCCAAGGGGGCCAGCGTGGCGCGCTTGATCGCGGCATTCCACGGGTGCCCGCGCAGGAAATCACGCTTGGCGTCTGGGTACAGGTTCGCTGCCACCTGGGCCGCCCGACTGCCCTCGGTGAACGATGCAATGGGCTTGTCCCCCAGCATGATCAGGGCGTTTGAGCAAATCGAAATTGACGAGGCCATGTGTCAGCGCTCCATGAAAAAAAGGGGCCGAAGCCCCTCAAACCCCTTGAGGGGCCCCGCTCTCGCTGAAAGAGATCAGTTGCCCTGTGCGTAGCTGATGCGCGCAGTCAGCGTGCCCGTTGCCGTGGCTGCTGCGGTCAGCGTGGCCACCACGTCGTACATCACCTGGGGGTCGGTCGACAGGCCCAGGATCTGCCACAAAGGCTTGGCCAGGTTGGCGATGTCGAGCACGCCAGACGCGTGCAGGATGTTGGTGCCGGTCGTGATGGCGGCTGCCAGCGACACAGCCGAGCCGAACAGGTCGGCATCCACCACCGCGCCACCGTCTTGGGTGGTGCGGTAGAGGCCAACGTCTGCAGCAGCTAAGGTGATCGCATCGCACAGAACGACCAGCTCGCGCATCGAGGCAGACGACGGCACGCTGCCCAAGATGAACTTGGAGCCAATCGAATCGCCGTTGGTGACTTCGACCGTGTCGGCCTGGTCATACAGGCGGCGCGGGCCGGTGCTGAGGGTGGATTTACCACCGCTGTCACGCGCGGTGATCAGCGAGGACTTGACGGTAACGACAGCCATGATGGTGTCCTTTCAATGTTCGGTTGTTGCTCAGGCCAAGGGTCAGATCGTGAAGTCGATCGTGATCACCTTCTTCTCGTCTTGGCGACCAGCGCCCAGGCTCATATAGCCATAGGCCTCGGTGGGGTGACCACGCTTTTGCGTGTTCTCACCGATGGTGGTCTTGACGTTGATGCCGGTGCCCATGTGGACGCCAGACTTGGCCCACGCCACAGCCTTGCGCTCACCGGCACCACCAGCGCCTGCGTCGAGCTGCTCGTAAGGGATCCAGCTGAAGCCCAGCCAGTTGCTGGCGACCTTGCCTTCTTGCAGCATCTGCACGGCCATGAAGTCAGCGCTGGTCAGCGTGGTGTCAGCCAGGATCTGGGCGACCATGTTGCTGTCGTAGGCCATGAACAGCTGCTCGCCGTTTTCCTGATCGCACTCGTTGGCGCGGAACAGCTTGCGGGCCAGCAGGATCTTGGCCTTGGTGAACGCCGTGCCACCGGCCAGGATCTTCTGACCGCTGGGCAGCGAGGCAGTGCCGAAGCTGTTCTCGCCGGTCTTGACGATGATGTCGTCGATCAAGGCGCGATAGATCGACTTGTCCTTGCGGCGGTTGGCTGCTTCGGTCAGCAGGCCCACATACTTGTGGGATGGGTCGGCGGCCAGCTTGGGGATGTCGAAACCATCGACCACCAGGGTGCGGTCGAAGTCGGCCATGTAGACCACGCGGGTGTTGTCGTCCAACTCCGTGGGGTTCTTGTCCTGATAGCGGCCAGTCACGGCCTCCATCTCGGTGATGCCAAGGCTGTTGATGGTGAACGAAGAGCCGTCGATCTGGCCGCGGTCAATGACCGTGCCTTGCAGGCGGCTTTCCTTTTGGGCCAGCGCGGCCACAAAGGCGTCATGGAACTGCTGCTTGTAGGCAGCGGTAGGGGAGCTTGGGAAACTCATGATGAACTCCTGAAAGGTTGCGCCGTTTCAGGGTGTCCGGACATCCGGGCCTGCTGTCGTGACCTGCCCCGGCTGGGCGGCGGTGACGGGCTGTTTGATTGAGGGTGTCCAGTTGCCACACCGGGCCTCGCTTGGACACCACTGTGCCCGCGCGCCCCGGCAGGTTTCCCGACCAGAAACGACAAAGCCCGCACGGGGCGGGCTTGATGGGGTGGCGATGTTTGAAGGGTCAGACCTGGCTGGGGTAGCGCTTTGCGTACAGGGCATTGATCTTGTCCTGCACAGCCTGGCGGCGGGCGTTGTCCTTTTCCGGCAAGGCGTCTTTCTCAGCGCGCAAGGTTGCGACCTGGGCGTCGAAGTCCTGCGCTTCGGCCACGCCTGCTTGCGTGCCGGCCGGCGTGTCTTCGTGCATCTCAGGCGCCAAGGCGGCGGCCAGGCGCAGGAACATGGGGTTGTTGCCCAAGGCTTCGTTGAAGTCATCGAACGGCACCCCCAGCTTGTTGGCCAGCTTCTGACCTGCAGCGAAGGCCAGGCCCACGTTCTTGTCGAACTCGGCGTCGTCCTTCCAGACTTCGCGCAAGGCGGTTGCGGCCTTCTCCGCTTCTTGCTCGGGCTTCACTGCGGCGGCGCCCTGGGCTTCGACGGCCATATTGGCGTACGCACCCAACACGTGATCGAGTTGCTTTTGCGTGAAACCCAGCTCATGCGCGCCGGCCACGAAGCCTTGCAGCTTTTCATCGGCGGCCAGGTCCCAGCCGGCCAGAGCTTGGGCGTGCACCTCGGGCAAGGCCAGTTTGTAGCCTGCGACATCGGTGGGTGGCACATCGCCTGCGCCAAAGCGCTTTTCAAGGTGCGAGCGGCCCTCGTCGATCTTGCGAGCGGTGGCCTGCCAGTCGATATCGTCGCCGTTCTTGACCGCATACTTCTCTGGCACCGACCATTCAGCAGGCGCAGCACCCTTGCCCATCACCGTGGCTGGTGCGGCAGGGGCGGCAGGTTGAGCGCCTGGGGTTGCTGGCGCAGCTGCTGCTGCGGCGGGAGCGGAAGCAGGGGCCGCGCCACCACCACCGCCACCACCGCCTTCAGTG